CCGTTATGCCGTTGCGATTACCGAGACGGAAAAGGTATTTGCTTATTACTGGACTTATCTTACCGATCAATATATTTACTCAACGCCAAAATGACACTTTACGATGAAATCGCCGCCCGCATCACGGGGCGCATTGCAATCACCAAACTAGAAGCCGACTATCTGGAAAAGGTATTCGTCGCCCATCCGGGCTTGCACATCGAGATCGGTACGCTGTGGGGCGCGACCGCCATTCTCGCGGCGCTGGCGGGCAAGGGCCAGGTCATCACGATTGATTACATGCAAGAGTGCTATTGGAAAGACGGCGACCCTGGCGCTAACAATGCCATTCCGAGCGCAGCCGCCATTCTTGACAACATTGCACGCTTCGGTGTGGCGCACAGAATTAACGTTATCAAGTCCGTCTCCCATCCCTGGCCCTTGCCCGCTGCGCTGAAACCCGTCACGATGTTTATCGACGGGGCGCATGAATACGAAGGTTGCCTGCGAGATTGGGAAACCGCCCGCAAGATTGCCCGCGAATTGGTGATCTTCCACGACTACGGGCCGGTACATCCGGGCGTGAAGAAGGTAGTAGATGAAGTGGCGGCGCTTGACCCGCATTGGCATTTGTTGGAAATTGTTGGCAGTCTCGCAATTTTCGAGAGCATGAAATGAGCGTAACCTTCGCCGTCATCACCGACATGAAGCGCCCTGAAAAGCTGGCGGCTTGCGTCAAGTCTATTCAGGCGTTGAAGATACCGCGCTTCGAGATCAACGTCTCGATTGATTACAAAGGCGAGGGCAAGTTAGGGGCGCTTAGGAATCGGGCGTGCAAGAAGGCCATCTACGGCACGCTGGTAGTCTGCGACGATGACATTCTATTTCGGGACGACTTCTATCAGGGCTTGGAGCGTTATGGAGATGATTGGGATGTACTGTCCTGTATCTTGCTCAACCCTGATGGAACCCGTCATTGGGATTGGATGACTTACGGCGGGCCGACCGGCCATCACCTGCTAGGTTACGACGAGCCGGATGACGGCAATGTGTACCCGCCTGGCGGCCTGTGCGTCCTGAAGTACGCGACGTTTCTCAAAGTGCGCTGGGATGAAACCATCGGCTTCCAGCAGGGCGCGGCTGAAGATGTGGACTACGGCATACGCCTGCACAAAGCGGGCTATCAAGTCAAGTTCAACCCTTATTGCACGGCGGTACATGACGACCCCCGATATACGCAATCGGGAAAGGTGGTAATACGGCATGGCTAGAACAACCATGTCGGATCTCATAACCCAACTGCGGGGGATGACCAACGCAGGCACGGCAGATTACACAGTAGGGACTGTGGCGTATTGGTCAGATGACCAGCTCCAAGCCGTACTCGATCGCTTTCGCACCGATTACGTCGACCGCCCGCTCTATCCTGTCTTTGAGACGCAGCCCGCCGGAACGCTCCATGCCTATCGCTATATTAGCGGCGCACAGAACCTTGAAGCCACGGACGGCGGCACGGCGATCTTTGTTGTAAAAAGTATGGCGTTCAACCCGGTAGGAACGGCAACTTACACGCCCGACTACCCGCGCGGCGAAGTTACCTTTGTTGCTGACACTTTGGGGCAAAGCTACTATTTTACGGGCAGGGCGTATAACCTGAACAAGGCGGCGGCTGATGTGTGGCGCACCAAAGCGTCTTACTACTCGGTTTCGAGTATTGATTGGTCAACCGACAACATGAGCGTCAAGCGCAGCCAGGTCGTCAAGCAAGCCTATGATATGGCGCAATTCTACGAGCAGCAAGCAGGGCCGGAAAGCATTGACGTTTACCGGGGAGATATGGACGCATGTTACTAGACGCCGCCACACTCACCCAAATCCGGGCTGATATTGCCCAAATGTTACCCGACGTTTGTACGCTCTTGACGGCTACCACAACCAGCGATGGCACGGGCGGGTGGAGCGAAACCTGGGGCACGGCGGTAGCAAGTTCCCCGTGTCGCCTGGATTACGTGCGCGGCAGAGAGATGGTGGTTGCCGGCGCATTACAGCCTTTTTCGGGGTGGATGTTTACCCTACCCTGGAACACGGCGATCACCACCAACTACCGCATTTCGCACAACGGCAACACTTACGCCGTGATTGGCGAAGATGCGGACAAGTCGTGGATTGCCAGCGTGCGCGCGCCTGCGGAGAGAGTATGACCGTCACGGTAAAGCTCGACACACGGGCATTAGACGCCCTGGCCAAGAACCTGGACACGAACACGGACGGGGCGCTGAAGGCGCTTGCTTATCAGGTCGAAGGGCGGGCCAAGAGCCTGGCGCCCGTCGATACCGGGGCGCTGAAAGGTAGCATCTGGACAGACCGCAAGCGGGCGGGGCTTTACCACGTAAGCGACGGCGTTGAATATGGGCTATTCAACGAATTAGGCACTTCCCGCATGGCGGCGCATCCGTTCATGGTGCCTGCAGTCGAAGGCGTAGCGGGCGAAGTGGCGGAGCGCTTCAAGGAATTATTCAAATGAGCGATTACTTTGGCGCGATGGGCACGGCACTATTCTCCGCCCTTTCAGGCGGGACGGCGCTTACTGCCGAGCTGGGCGGCACGGCGATTTACAACACGCAAGCGCCCGATAACAAAGCCCTGCCCTACGTGGTTTACAGCCACCAGGGGGGCGGGCCGAACAACATCACCAAGTCAGATTTGCGCGAAAACGTGTGGTACGTGCGTGCGTACGGGCCTACGCTGGCGAAAGCTACCGCAATTGATAGACAAATTGACGCAATTCTCAACAGAAAGGCTCTTAGCGTGTCCGGTTACGCATGTTTTTGGTGCGCGCGTGAGCAAGATTTTCAAATCGTGGAAACCCCGGCGAGTGGCACACACATTTACAGCGCCGGTGCATTTTATCGCATTCGGATAACAGATTAGGAGATACAACCATGAGTGAGTACGCCGGATCAGCAATGTATTTAGCCTGGGTTTACAGCGGCGGGACAGTCAATCTCGACGCCGACTCACGGCAGTTCGATTGGTCGCCAACCAAAAATTGGATTGACGCGACCGCAGGTAAGGATCAATTCGAGCATCTTTTGCCGTCCTACGGCACCGGGCAGGACATCCAGGTTCCTATGCTGGCGCAGGTGGGCGGGTCAGTCCTCGCCGCCGCAATCGGGGCAGACGTCGCCGGTACGCTGGTTTACGGCCCGGAAGGCACGGCCACGGGCGCGCCGAAATACTCTATCCCCGCCACAAGCGCCGGGCCGGGTTGGTCGTCACCGTTCAACGATGTCACGGTGATTACGGGCCAATCCCGCCAGACGGCGGTACACGTTGCGGGTAATTTCTAATGGCTGACTTCGTAACGAAAGAAGGGCGCGAAATAACCTTTGACTTGGATGCTATTTCTATCAAGGAATATCGCGCCCTATTCGACCCAAAACAGAAGCAAGCCGAAGAAGATGAAACCGCCGTCAAGGTTTCCGGTCTTACGATGGATGAATATACAAGCCTATCCGTCAACGACCAGAAGCGGTTTTTTGCGGCGCTTGTTGCCCGCGCTAGTGGGCCTGTCAACCCAAACTTGCCAAGCGCATCTTCTTAGCGTTTGAGTTCCCGAAAGACAACGAAATGCCGCTCGAATACTGGCGCTGGCATATCGCAAGGGAGTTCGGGTGGACACTCGCCCAGGTAGATGCGCTGAGTTTGGCTGATCTTGACGAATACTTCCAGGTAAGCGAAGGATTGGTCAAGGCGCGAGAGCAAGAAGCGAAAGTGAGGCAGCGTGGCGGAAAGGGTAGCAAGTCTATACGCTGAAATTGGCGCGGACACCAGTAAGTTTAAGGCTGGTATTGACGACGTTAAGGGCGGCCTCACCGGGGCGTCTGCCGATATAAAGAAGTTTAGCACCACCTTTAATTCATCCTTCATTACGGGACTGAATAAAGGCAAGCTATCGGCGGGCGACTTTGGCAACGCCCTGGTAGATGCGGCAGACAAGGCGGGTTTAGGTACGACCGAGATCCGCAAGATGGCCGGGGCGACCGGGCTATTCAGCAAAGAGCAGATCAACGCCGCCACGGTATCAGCGGCGACCGCCGAGAAAGCGCAGCAATTAGCCGAGGCAGTTAGAACCGGCGAGATGACCACGCGCGACGCGGGCAAGGCGATGAAAGAGTTCGCCGCTGCGCAGCAGGTTTCTAGCACCGCCACACAGGGTCTGATTGCCGGACTGAAAGGCTTAG